AATACTCACCCTTAAGTATATATTTGTTGTCAACAAATCTTATAAAGTGATGCTGATCTAAATATTCATTACCTTGTTGTCTTTTATAATCTATTTCAAATAAAAATTCTAATCCTTTTACTTTACCTACGTTAGCACCATCTGACCACGAGTTTTCAGTACCGTCGTAAAATGTTTGTGCTCTGTTTTCATAACCAAACCTAGCTATTTTACGTATACCTAACGCTAAGTTGTAATCATAAGGTGTTTGTATTGTAGCTGTTTCTAGCCCGTTTGTAACTGAAAATGTTTCTACATCTGATATAGATGTACCACCATTTGCAGCTGCGTAAAACGTGGAGAACTTAAATATTTTCTTAAAGTTTTGTGAACAACATTTTTTTGGCGCTGCGCAAGCTGCCAATGCTATACACATTATTATAATTAGTTTTTTCATTCTTTTATTTTAATTGTTATATCATGCGGTGCATATTCATTACCACCGAAATAGGGATATAGATAATATCTACGTAGCAAACCCCAATTACCCTCAGGTCTTCTACGCACAAGCGTAGTATCGTTATCTATTACTATTACATAATAAAACGTTTTTATATCAATTGTAGCGTCATAAATTACATCTGGCTCTATAGTTCTTATTGTAGCAGAACTATGCCTACCTTCTTCATGGCGTAACCAGCAAAGTTGTAACTCGTTGTTTATATACCTCCAACCAAGTCTTATAGAGTATTTTTGATGACGCAAACCAAAATCACTCATGCCGTATATTTTGTTTACGTCGTGTTGGTTTTCTGGTATTTCACTAGTATATATAGCTGATTCATCTAATATAAATTGAAAACTTATTCTAGAGTTATCTGGGTGGTTTAAAAAACTACCTGAACTATGCTCACCCGCGGGTATTGTATAAATTCTAAAGCCAAGATCATCAACTTCTTTTGAACACGAAAACATAAAAAAAAGTATTAACAACTTTTTCATTTAAAAACCTACAGACTTAGATTTTCTTTTTCTTTTCTTTTTGTTTTTAGCTTTTACTTCTTCTTTTATTTTTTTCATTTTTTTAGTATCACCAAGACCTAAACTCCAAGTAGTATAACCAGATAAAAACAACAATCTTTGTAAAGCTGTATAATCTCTATCAGCAGCGTTTCTAAGATTTATTGTTTTTTGGTAAATTTTATTTGTTGGTGCTGTAGTAATAGTTTGGGTATAATTTGTAACAGCAGACCACACAGGGTTGTCTATGTCAAACGTTTCCATTTCTTCAATTACTTTTTTATTATAATTTAAAGTTTTTTCTGCGTTAACAATTCTTCTAGCTTTAATACCCACAACAGGTGAAAAGTTTAATAGCTCCATAATAACAGCGCTTTCGTCTTTGTTGTAACCAGCTTCTCTTTGTTCCATAAACTTAATAGCCATGTTTTTTAAAGTAGAAACTGCAACTCCGTATATACCAGAACCTCTTAGTATAGTGTCTATTGTTCCGTTTATAACTCTTTCTTTTTTCTTTAAAAACTGCTCAGCTTTTTCATCTTCGTCTTCGTCTTCGCTTCCAAACATTACTGCAAATAACGCGGTTTGTAGACTGTAAAATATTAAGTTTTGTGCAGCGCCGTAGTACAATATTCTAGACATGTTAGACATATCGCTCTGTGTTTGCGTGGTGTTAGGTGGTGTTATTCTTCTGTTTAAAAGATCAAGACCTGCTTTTTTAATTATTCTGTTATATTGCGATGGCGTGTTTAAAAAGTTTAACACTAATTTTCCTACCCATATAGCTTGCTGGTAAGAAGTCATGTCTGGTCTAGCAGACTGCTGAGTTGATTGTGTGATGTTTTGAAAATCAGTAAAAGCTTTTTTTTCAGCTTGGTCTACAGGAAAACCTTCTCTAATATATTTATTAACTCTGTTTCTATAAAAAGCAGCGCCACCTGTAGCGATCGCAATGTTATCACCAATTTGAGTAGGTAAAAATCCTAATTTAAGAGCTTTACCAACAATTATAGCTATTTGATCAAATAAGCTTCCTGGTCTAGCGCTTTTGATAGCTTCAGCAAGCTCAGCACCATTAATGTCTGTTTGTAAACCACCACGCCTTTGCTTTAGCATATCAGAGTTAAATATCATCGCAAAGTCTTTCCAGTATTGCGGTTGGTTGGCGAAAGCTTTACCAGCAGCAAGTATATTGTTGTCAGCAAAATTTAAATAGTTTACGTTTGACATTTGCTGTAGCAATGCAGATCTAGTGTTAAAAAACATTACACCTGAAACAGAAGCGTTCAACCAATTCATAAACATATTTGGTTTTGCGTTAGCTCCTTTAGACCTGTTAACACCAATTTTTATTCGATACAACATGTCTTCTAAAGCTTCTCTAACGCTTTTACCGTAAGCGGCCTCAATTTTATTTAAATTTTCTTCACTAAATATTGTGTCAGCGTTTTCCTGAAACTCTGCAAAGTACTTAGCTCTACCAACTCTACCAGTTGCATCTATTAAGTCTATTCTTATATTACCAGTTTCCCAGTTAGGACCTGGGTCTACATAGTTTTCTTGTTTAGATATAGCGTTTATACTTTCAGCGTAAGCCTGTAAGTTAGGGTCTTGCTTTACTATATCAACTAAACTTTTTTGATCAGCCTCGCTTAAACCTGGTATTGAATAACCGTGTTTGTCCCATAAGTATACTCTTATAGCATCTTGATACGTATAATCTCCGTCAGGTGTTTTTTTAGTTAACATTTTTCTAACGTCAGGCATTTGTTTACCTAGCGCTTTGTAATCGTTTGCAATAGCTTGTTTGGCAGTGTCTATTTCTCTATAAGCCCTATTTAAAGGTCTAACTAAAGCTTTTTCAAAAAAATCTCTATGAACGTCTCCTTTTCTACCTTTACCCATAAAGTTGTATAATAAGCCTATAAAGTCCTCGTGTGACGGTGGTATAAAAAATCTAAACTTACCTTTGCTAGCGCCACGCTTTCTAGCTTTCATAGTGCTAAACCTTTTTCCAGACTCTATACCAGTTACATCTTGTAATATGTCATTAAAATCATCACTTAGTGTTTTGCTAAACTTAACTTTAGCTTGTTGCACTTTTGATTTAACATCAAATTGATCTAACATGTTTTTAACCGCTTGTACGTTTTGCAACGCATCATCAGCAAAATAAAAATCATTATAACCCTCGCCAACTTTACCAGCTATCCATAATGCTTTTGCTTCAGATGTAGAATTAGCTAATCCAGTTATATTTTTTAAAGGTATATTTAAACCATTGGCCTTTAAAAAGTCAAATATAGCTTGAGCGGATTCTGGTGGCCTAGCTGTTAATACAAACATATTTTCTGGCCCAAACTTACCTTGAAGTTTTATAGCTTTGTTAAACAACGGCGCTAATTTACCTTTTACAACTTTATTAAAGTCAGAAAAATCAAATTCATAGCCTTTGTCTAATAAACTTTCATAAGTGCTCGCGTATTGTTCAGCGTTTAAAGTGCCTGTCTTACCGTCTGGAGTTGTGTATTTAACTAAAGATTTAGTCGTAGCCAGCGTATCATCAAAATCTAAAACAGTTATGCCCTTTGGCTTGTGTATTGTTCTTGAAAAATTAATAGCGTTGTATAACCCTTCAGATTCATTAGCTTTTTCAACCAAAGTTTTAGAAAACTTAATAGCTTCTAATCCCATTTGAACACGCTTGTCGTTAATTATTTTCTGTATTCCAGCAATGTTTTCAACTGTTTGTGGCGATTGCATCTTGTCTAATACCTGCTTGTTTATGCCTGGAAAAGATCTAAAAGCGTATTTTTTAAACGGTCTTGGTACTTTCCATTTTTTACCATTTTTACCGTTTTTAAACATACTTTTATTTGGCATGTTTTTAGCGTCAGCTTCCGTTGCTGCAGTTTTATAAGTGTTAGAACTAACTCGCATAGTCACAAAACCATCACCACCGCTTTCTAACGATGTTAAACCAAAACCGTAAATATCACCACCCATGCTAAACAGCCCTCTGCCCATTAACTGTATTAAATACACCTCGTGTTTTTTAAGATTATAAAGCTCTGCAATATATTTTAAAGGAAATGGTATTGTAGCTCCTATACCTCTAAAATAACTTTTTCCAGTTTCAGGATTAATATTATAAAGAAGCTGGTTATGTCCCTCTGTTGGTATTATTTTTATACCGTCCCACTCAATGACTTGCTTGTTATTACCGTTGTTATCTTTTGGTGATTTCAAAAACTTTCTAGCAGCTTCAATACCTTTTAAAGTCTCTTTTTCTAATTCTTTTAAAATTTTCTTTAGTTCTGGCGAATATTCTTTTTTAACATTAAAAATTTGTTTTCCATCTTTATTTACAACACTATGTGTAAAACTACCGTATTGAGCATCAAACATTTTAGCCTCAATGTTCATTTGAACACCGTGTATTTCTACTACCACATCTGGATTAGCGTCTTTTTCGTTAGGTTCCCTGCTTATAACTTTAAATATTTTTGGGTCGTTAATTGTTTTTTCAACAGTTATAGCCGCATCAATTAAATTTCTTTCATAATCAGTGCCTCTTTGACCAGCGTCAGCAAGTTTATCATAAGCGCGTTTTATAAATTGATTAAAACTTTGGTACCCTTGAAGCAAAGGTGTGTTTGCCCAAACAAAATCACCAATACTTTGCATAGTTTTTTTATCTTTTAAAAAACCATTGTATGGAGGTAATAGCTTACCGTTATTATCAAAAACATTTTTATTAGACATATACGCGTCTGAAATTAAAAAAGTAGTGTTAATAATTTCCTTAGAATATTTAACGCTGTCAAAGCTCTTGTCTTCAAGTTTTTGTTTTTCTACAGTTTTGCTATCAACAAAAGTTCTAAGTGACGAGCTAAAAAGCTGCCCTGGATTTGTGGAGTTATTTTGTATATAATTTTCAGCAGCTCTAACAGCCTCGGCTTCAGCCCTCATTAAAGCTAAATTTCTTTGATTAGCTATTAATTTATTCTTTTTTCCTTCTGTATGATACTTTGTAAACTCAGCTTTTGTAGTTATGTTTCTAAAAATTTCTTTTCTATAGTTACTATCTTTTTTAAGGCTAGGCTTGTCAGATTTTTTAGTTTTATAATCTGCAAACCCCATATTTTCTCTTTTAAATAAGTTCTTATAATTAGTTCTTATTTTAAGTATTTCCATACTAGAGACTGTTTGTTCGTAAGTATTTGCTAAATAAGCCTTGTAGGATTCAGGTATGTTTAACTTACCGTCTTTTTGCCCTATAACACCCATTTCTTTTCTTATAAATTCTGCTAAATCAGGTATTAATGTTTGTTCTATTTGCTCTACAGTGTTTGCAGGACTTTCTTCAATTATTTTATTTAATTGCTTTTTAGCAACTTCTTTTAATATAGTGGTTTTAGCACCATCAACAATTACGGTTTCGTTTTCTATATCTAAATCAGCTAAACTTGTAAGTTGTCTAGCTTTTGTTTGAACTAATTTTGTTTTTACACCTTCTGTTTTTTTAGTAGTAGTAGCGTCTTCTGTTGTTAAAAATTTTGCAGCATCTTCAAGATCTACTTTTGTAAAATCAGGAACTATAGTAGGGTTTTCTTTAAAAGTATCTAACATCCTATAGTTAATTCTTTTATTTAAATAACCATATAAAGAATCATTTATTTTAGGTTTAAAACCGTTTATATCAGTTCTACCTGTTTTTGATGGGTTTATTAATCTAAACAAAATTTCAGCTTGTACTTCTTCTCTAACTGATTTATCAGCTTTTAAAGATGGTCTATTATTAAAGTAGTTATCAACCTGTACTTTTACCATAGCAGGAAGTTGGTTTGTTATTTCTTTGTTAGAAGCATCAAAGTTTTCTGCTTTACCTATATCGTCTAATGTTTTCTTTGCAACGTCTTTTTGTGTTTTAGAAAAATCTACTTTACCACCTTTCATTTTAACACCTAAAGCTGCTAAGTCTTTAAACTCTTGTCTGAACTTACCTTTCTTAGTATCTTGAACATAAGCATCTAAAAAGTTTTGTATTTGCTCACCTGTTTCAAACCCTATTTCTTTAAAATCACTATTGTTATTCCAAAGGTTTGTAAACCAACTAGCCGCTTTTTGTAAAGAATTTTTGTTTAACGCCCCAGCTTTTGAAAGCTGTGCATATATAGTTAAATACTCTTCACCATATTCTTTAAAATCTTTTTCAGTGCCGTCATCGTTTAATTTGTAACCACCTTTTTCAAGTTCTTTTTCTATTTTAGCTAAAGTGCTACTACCTATTTGGTTAATAAACATTTTAACCATGTTTTCTCCTTTAGCGCTTAGATTACCACTAGCGTCATCAGCTTGTAAAGTAGACTTAACAATACCGTGCAATACTTCGTGCGTGCTTGTGGCTACTGCATTTTGCTCTGCAGCAACTTCCATATTTATTAGTAACTTATTACCAATTTTTGTACCGTTAATTCTTACTTTTTTCATGTCAGGCATTTTAATGCCTTGAAGTTTATATTCTTTTTCTAAAGCTTTTAAAAACTCTTCGTTAGTTTCGTATCTAACTTGTTCTAAACCTTTTACATCACCTACAAAAACATCTCCAGAATCTAAATCAGCTTTTAACAAACGCATGTTAGCATCAACTTTAATATTTTTTACCTTAGCATCTATATTGTTTAAACTTTCAAACAAATCTTTAACTTGAATGTCAAAACTAGCTTGTGATATGGCTCCTTTGTTTAAACCTTTTTTTAAGCTTACTATTTCAGCGCTTGTGTTTCTTCTTTCATTTACAAGATCAGTTAAACTTGTAATTTCACCTTCATTTAAATATTCACTAAGCTTTTTATTAGATTCTAAATAATCTTTAAGATCTGTTTCTTCTATTTGAATTTGATCTTGAATATCTTTTAACTCCTTTTCAGAAGTTGCTTTAGCCATGCTTTCTGTAAGACCGGCTATGTTGTTTATTTTTTTGTTTACGAACTGATTGCTTGTAGGGTCGGATCTTAAAGCTCCTTGCACAATTTTTCCACCACCAGTCATACCTGTACCACCAATAAGTCCTGCAAAATAATTGTCCCAAGCTTCTTCAGTCCACATGTAGCTACCAACATCTTTAACAGACTCTTCTAAACTCATTTGTTTACCTAAGTTTTCGTTAAGTCTTTCTGTCAAGCCTTGTCCGTATTCTGTTACACCCTCTTTATTACCTGTCATAAGAAGAGAAACAGCTTTTTTACCGGTAAAAGATTTTTTAGCTAATTCCTTCATCATGCCTTTGTAACCAGCTCTTTCCATAACATATCCAATAGCTCCTAAAGCAGCTGGTATTGCGGACTCATCTTGGTCATTTTCAACTAGTTTAGAAAAACCATCTGGATCATCACCGTAAATAGCTTTTGCTTTTTGCTCGTTATAAGCGACCCAAGAACTACCTATCATTGTTGCAGCCATACTACCACCAAGCGTAAGTCTAGCGGCAATAGCGTGCATAGCGGTCTGTTTTATAAAACCTATACCAGCAACAAGAGCATCATCAAACTCTCCTGATTTCACAGCGTTTAAAAATCCTTCGCTACCAACATCTACAGTTTGTCTTCTGCTTTCTTCAATTTCTTTACCTTCGTTAAATCTTTGCTGTAGCATTTTAGCGTAAGCAACACCAATGTCTTCTCCTGTTTCAACGTTTACTTGTTGTATACTAACACCGTATTTTTGGTTTTCTTTAGCCAGCTCGTAGTACCTTCTATTTTCAACAGCATCGTAACCGTCTCTGTCATAAGCGGCTTTGTCAAACGCTACTATTTGCCCGTTATCAGGGTCTACCCAGCCAGTTTTATCACTAACATCACCGCCTAAAAAAAACAAAGCTGCTTCTTCTCCTAAAACAGGTTTTATAAAACCTTCAGCTGCAGCAGTCCATATATCATAACCTATTTTAGCGGCCTCACCTTTAGTGTTTAATATTTCGTTTTTTAAACCTTCAATTATAGAAATATCGTCAGACTCGTCAACACTAATATTGTTTTGACTCATATAATCGTCTAAAGACAACCCGTCGGCTTCAGCGTATTTTTCTAAATCCTCTTTTTTGTACTCAAAACCGTTAGCGTGTACGTACCTTGGCATATTATTTTATATATTTATTTATATAATTGTCAAATTTATTTTTAGACTTTAAAGATCTTTGTCCTGTAAAATTATCAGTTCTGTTTGTTACAATTTTAACCGGATTTTTACCGTTAAAAGTAAGAATATAGTTGTCACCTTTTCCCTTGGTCATTTTTAAACCAGGATATAGTTTTTCAATTTCTAATACTCTTTCTGGCGTCATAGGACCTTTAAAGTAATTTCTATCAATTCCTTTTGGTTTAGGAGGTTTTTCATCACCACCACCACCATCATCATCATCGTTGTTGTTACTTGGCTTTTTTCTTCCTTTTACAACTAAATTTTTAAATGCAGGGTCAGTAATACCCATTTTGCTAACAAACTCTTCAACGCCATTGTAAGTTCTAAGCGCTTCATCGCCATATTGAGTTGTATATACGTCGTTTATAGGATCATAAGTAACTCGCCTACCCATAAACACAAAATCACCAGTACCTTCTTTTAAACTTTCAAGCAAGTAAACACCTTGGTCCCTAGGAACAGTGCTTTGCGTAGCACCAACATAAAGCCCTTTGTTAGGTCTATCTAAGAACGATATGTTAGATTCTTTGTCAAAACTTCCTTGCCAAGTATTGTTGTATATATCTTCTTCTGCATTAGACAAGTACTTAGCCATCATTGCTGATAGTTTATCAGAATTTTCTGGTTTTTGCATCCAGTCGTTACCACCGTTTTTTGGAAACTCAGTGTAAAACGATTCATCTAAACCACCTTGGTTCCATTGGTCAGCAAAAGTCATTGGGTTGTTATCTGTTTCTACTAAATCAGTTTGTGCTAAAACCATAATTCCCTCAGCGCCCGTAAGGTCAAAGTCTTTTTTATAAGCGTTATAAGCATTGTCCCATATAAAGTTTTTATCACCAGTTCTACCATCATTAAGAGCTTGTTTTTGTGCGTTTGACACCCTTGTTTTTATATTATTAGTTGATGTTACGTTTTTCACGTTCCACTTACCTTCTCTACTATCAAAAGAATCGTTGCCAAAAAATATTTTACCTGAGCTTTCAACACTAAAAGTTCCTTCAACATCACCCGTGCTGTCATCATCTTTAGCGTAATTACCAACATACCACTCGCTACCTAAAACACCTAATTTTAACATTTGTTGACCACCAGCCTTTGCATAAGCTTTTTTATCTAGCGCTAACCTACCTAACTGGTCATTTAATGTAGCAAACTCAAGTTGTATATTCTCTAATTTTTGCCTGTCCTCTGGGTCTTGACTTTCTTCATACTGTTCTGATATGCTAATAAATTCAGCCTGTTTTTCTTTTACCCACTTATCTATAATAGGTCTATAACCGGGTTCTATTTTTACCACGTTTTCTGGCGTACCAATTTTACTTAGCCAAGCGTCTATTTTAGCCCCTTCTTTTTGGGTTTCTTCTTGAATTTTTTTCATTTGACTAGTTAGTTCGCCAAAAAAAGAAGAAACAGAAGTGTCTCTACCCGCCTCAAGCATTGTTAACTGCCCTTGTATTAAATTTTTATCTGCCGCCATGTTTATGTTATTTTTCCAGTTACTATTGAACCAACTACTTTACCAATACCCCCATACAACGCGGAATTTGCATCTGCCACAGCTTTGTCTGCGGCTGCTTTTTCCATTTGAGACATTCCAAGCAAAGTAGCTTCTTTGTCAGTTTCCATTTTTCTTGCCATTTCGGCTCCTTTATATTGTATTTGCTGTGCCATCATTTCTCCTTTTTGAACGGCTAGTTCACCTTTACCAATTAAAAGTTGATTTTTTTGCTCTTGAGCACCTATTAACGCAGAGGCTTTTTGATTTGCAATAGTCGATTGATTTGCCAACGCTTGTGCTAAACCAGCAATACCAGAACCACCAGCAGCTCCACTTAAGCTTTGCATAATGTTGGCTTGGTTTTGTTGTTGTTGTTGTGCCATAAAATCTGCTTGCTGTGTGTTAACAGTAATATCTTCATATACGTTTTCCGTAAAGGTATTTTGAAAGCCAGCTGCTAAATTACTAGTGTCCATGTTAGAATAGTTTTCCATTCTTTCTTTATATAATCTATCGGCTTTTAACTGGTCTTCTCTTCTAGCTCTTCTACCTATTAAACCAGTGGTTATACCAGCCACACCTTCAATAAGCCCTAGCTTTTCTGTTTTTTTCATATCCTCTAAACCGAGACTCTTGCTTAATTTATCAAAAATTGAATCACTCATGTTTTGTTCTTTATTTATTTATAATTACACTTTTTATGTGTTATTTACTACTTTCTACAGCGTCAGAACCAACGGCAAATATTTCAGCTTCTGAGGTCGACGTGTTTTTCATTTCTACTTTAGCAAAGTAACCACTAATACCAGACATACCAACCTCTGTGTCTTTTACAAAAAATATAAAATCAGCAGCAGTTGGCGTTGGTATTGTTCCTTGCACTCTTACTGTTATAGTTTTAGTATCTCTATTTAACGCTATGCACTCTCCTAAAAACCTAGTTTTTGTTTCGCCATCTCTAACAAAATATACCATATCCCAAGCTGAATTATTAGCTATAGGCTTTGCTTGTAGTGAAACGTTAAGTTCTTGTGTAAGTGTTATATCTATATTAGGCATAGTTAAAATGAATTTGCAGATTGATCAAACCAACTAGGTAAACAAAACTCTACCACAGCATCGTTACCAGTTGGATATTTTATTATTTGTAAGTTTCCTGTTATTGTTAATTTTGCTTTATCAGTAGCAGCGCCATAAGTCGTTAAAGCGTTTATACCACCAATAGAAGCAACACAACCATTTGCATACTCCATTATTGTAGAAACGTTGTTTTTAAGACTTCCTTGCTTTGCTACAGTGTTGTCTTTTCTCCAAGCGTCAAAATTTGAAGGGTTTATAATGGTAACGCTTTCGTTTGCAGCTATGTCGCCAGACGCGCTAGCGTCGTTAGCATAAGAATCTCTCTCGCTACCACTAGCTGTGTAAGTGTTGTACTTTATTTTTTTATTTGCTGTTGGTAAATAAACATCAAATTTAAAATCGTAAGAAGTACCCTCTTCACTACCAGCTTTTGCTGTCAAAACAGCGCTAGCATTAGTTTTTAACTTTTTAACAACAAAATCTTTTACAGAAACAACCTGACCAACTTGTAATTTACCATTGTTTTCCTGCCCTCCAACAAAAAACTTACAATCGGTTGTTGTTGGTGTAAACTGCATTTTAACCGGTCTATAGTTTGATGTGTCTCCCGTGCTAGAAACAACGACTAGTCTTGAGCCACTTGAAGATTTTATTTGAAAATCTATACGACCACTGTTTCCTGTTGTTTTAGCGTTAAAAGTCATTTCGTAAGTATCTCCAACAACAAAGTTAGGTGTTGTTCCTGAACACAAAGCCTTTAAACTAGCGTTTTCTTGAACTGTTATGCTACCACTGTTATTTGTTATTTGAATTTGGTTAGAAAATCCAGCTACAGCAATACTACCAGCCGTACTCCAACCGGCGGTGTTAGTATTTGAGTGCGTCCATAAATCTTCATTAGAAGTTATAACGGTGCCACCGGCGATTTGCCAAGCAGTTCCCGACGCGCCTTTACTAATGTTTAAATAAACGTTTGTATTTCTATACTGATTAAGGTAAACAGTTGTGTCTGAAAAATGAAGCGTACTACCACTATTTGGACCAAATACAATTTTTATTTGTTGGTCATATAAAGAAGCACCACTAGCTATATCACCGTTCCAATACTTTAAACCAGGTATTATTAATCTATACTCGTGAATACCAGACTGAGGTATTGTTTGAACAACAGCTCCTCCGGAAATATCCTGACCACCATAACCGCTTGTTTCGTTATCAATGTCTATAGTATATTTAGCACCAGGATCTCCAAAAACTTGAATAACTCTAGTTTCGCCTAAGTTGTTTAAAGGCGACTTGTCCATTCTATAAGCGTAAATATTATTAGTACTTGCTGTAAAATTTTCTTCAGCTTTAGCTTCAAAAGTAATAACGTCACCAATTGGTTTTTTTGTCCTAGGCTTGTATACAATTGAAAATTGCCTTGCTGTTAAGTTGTTATTAGCAATAGAACCTGTGTCTGTAACAGTAACAGAATAATCGCCTGGAAACTCTACATCGTCAAAAAATATAGATGGAGGCGTTTTAAAAACATAATTAGAATCAGCGGTTATAGTTTGGCTAAAAGCGGTATTTGGCGTAAAAGGAGCGCCAGTAACACTGTACTCGTCATTGGTAATATTTACCAAAGAACCTGATGTGCATTTCTCTAATATGTTGTTTATTTTTCCCGCCATGTTAGTTTTGTATTAGTATTGGTGTGCTTGAAATAGTTAAAGTAAAAGACGCAGGGTTATTAGGCATAGTTCCACTTACAGGGATTGTGCATATAACATGCTTATCAGCACCGCTACCTGATTCTGTTAAAACCGGAGTACCTATAGTCAAGCCAACAACAGAACTAATAGTAGCTGTCGTACCAGCTGCGTTTATTTCCCACTTTTGTCCGTTTACAATATTTGAATGAACGTAAAAAACAACACTGCTAAATGAGGTTTCATCTTTTTCGTAGTTTGTTGTTATTACGTTTTCTTTGTTATTAGTATTTGTAGAAGTGTTAACAAAATACCTAAGTTCAGTAGAAGAACTAATTCCAGCTGTTGAGACAAGCTCGTGATACACAGGGTAAGAACCTAAACTAACAGTATCAACGCTGCCTAACCCTTGTGTTGTGAATTGTTTTTCGTCTAAATTAGCCTCTGTGTTAGCGTCGCCTTTTATATAATTAAACCATAGCCCTTCTTTTTCCGTAAAGCTAGGTATTTTACCTGATTGTAATTCTGTCTTTATAGAGTCAGCAATCCAACCTTCTGTACCTTCGTAACTTAATGTTTTAAAAGTTTTTACAGTAGAAGGCGATTGGTTAAACACAAACTTAACGCTAGAACCGTGAGAATATTGAACTGCGTAAAAATTATTTCTCAACTCATTAGATCCATGAAGCCATAGTTTACCAGTTCTAAAAGTATAATAACCACTGTCCATTGACAACCCACTTTCTGGAACAAAAGACTTTCTACTAGTCCAACCTTTAACATCTTCTGAAAAGCTTACTGTTTCATTATTTAAAGTTAAATTGTATACTCTAGAATCTTCGTCATAACTTCCTATAATTTTATCTGACGGCTTTAAATTATCTCTAAAATAAGTAGCCATTCCAGTTTTTGATATATCTGTTAAACCGTCTTCAGATAATCTTAAAACCGCGTTTCTATCTTTATCACTAAAATAAATTCTATAACCGTAGTTAGCAAAAGATTCTGGGTTTTTAGATATTCCAAATTCGCCTAAAAACGGAACTGTTTGTCCTAAAACTTTATTTGTAGCAATAACGTTTGGGTTTCCGTCGGCGTTAAATAAAGCATCTTTATTTGATAAAACTTTTAAAATTTTATTTTCACAAAACACAACAACATTAGTGTTTCTAGTAAACAACTTTTGTATTGTTCCATACTCTGGATTTAAGTCTTTAGTTATTTTCTCAGCTTGTATAAATTGATTTAAATTATTCAAACTACTGCTTTTATTGTAAAGACCAGAGTATATTAAGCTATTTGTTTTAATCTCCTCCATATATTTGTCATCAAGCGTAGCAGAAACTTTAGGCCCTTTATCTATTGTTACCGCGTTAAAGTCGTCGTGAATTCTGTTTGACTCTACACCATTACCAAAACTATAGCAATTATGCCATTTAAGTTGTGTTGCTGGTATTTGTAATATTTGAACTGGATTACCACTTACACCATTCCACACGCCGTTGGTTTTAGTTGCTCCTGGAAACTTTGCTATTTCGTTAGGCAGTGTAAAGCTTTTTGAAAATTCAACTTTGCCATTGGCATCTTTTGTAAATATAGTTATTGATTGCCCTGCGGGTATAGTGCAGGTTAAATGGTTTTGAGAAACTTGAAAAGCACTTGGGCTCCATGTTTTGTACTTGCTAACAGTAGCACTAGATGTTAAAGCGCTTACACCTGTGTTAGGATCAATGTAAGTTGTAGATATACTCATGCCATCTCTAATTATTAAATCAGATTGAGGTGTTTCGTAATATATATTTAAATCTACTTTTTCTTTTGGTTCTGTTTCAAAAACAGCTGGATCTTTTGTTGAAAACGTATTTTCAGTTGGATCTAATTGTAATATTTCTAACGTAGAAGTGTTAGATGATTGTCTACGAGAAGATGTACCATTTAAAAATAATATATTAGAAGAATTTGAGTCAATATCTACAGAGGTTGGATCTGCTGGACTCCATGTAATTTTTTTATCTAACTTTAAATGTATTCTAACACCCTTGTTTGTTGCTTTATCAAAATTTGACGTGCCAGCTTTAAATTTAGTTGTTACATTAGCTGTGTCTATAATTTCCGACGCTAAAACGGTATAAATTGTTGATTTACCGTTCCAAGCACCGTTTATATATTCCCCAGGATCATTACTCCACCTAAACTTTGTTCCAGGTGTTGTTAAAGCTTTAAAAATCTCGTAATTTTGTATATCCTTGTTTTGGGGTGGGAATTTATAACCTTTTTCAGTTTTATAATGATTAGCAACGGCACCCTCGCCTAAATTAAATACTCTAAAGTCACAATGATCTTCTCCAGGAATAAAACCATGACCCATATACCTGTTTTCAACATCATTAGCTAAGTTACTACCAGTAGCATGCAGCTTTAAATCTTTTGTTAAGTGCCATGACCAAGCACTGTCTATAGCCCAACCCTGAACGTTTGTTCCTAAATAGTAATCCGAAAGTTCTTTTGTACCCGCTAAAAGCCTTTGGGCAGCATTACTAGTAACAACATTGTTGGTGTCGTACTTTGACCCGTCATCGTCAGTGCTAACCGGTGTTACCCAGCTAAAAACGCTAGGATCTCTTAAATAATTTGAATTAAACTCATTACTATTAATAGTAACACCACCTTGAATCATACCTAAAGTGTTGCCTGGTGTGTAAGGCCCAGGGGAAGTTCCAACGGCTGCTCTAGCATATGTATGAACCCAATACATTTGTTGAGAATTAACAACAATATAGTTTTCGTTATTTTGAGCTTTTAAAACATTTTCGTTTAATATATCGTCTCTTAATATTTTTACAAAAAATCTACCCTCAAATTCAATTAAATTTTTGTTGTCTTGTTCTTCAAAAAACTCAGCGTATATACCTCTTGTTGAACTACCGGGTGGATTACCAACAAGTGATATATCCTTGCCAAAAGGTTCTTTTAGTCTAAAAGTATAATAAACAGCCCCTGCTTTTAAATCTGTAACACTCCACTCAACACTTTCTATTTGATAATAGTCTGTTGTAGCTCCAGATCTAGAATTACATATTTTTATATATTTATTCTCCATTAACTGAACACCAGCAACTTCTTCAAAAGTTTGTGTAAACGCAGCTATGTTCGCCGCCCTAATTGTAAAAAACACTAAACCTTCTTGAGGATAACCGTCGGTAACACTATTGTTTGTGGCAAAGTTTAAACCATCTTCTGACCTACCTATGCTAACTTTTCTTTTTCTTATAAAAGCTGGAGCGGAGTTTTCTTTCGCTAACACTTTGTATTTAGCCGTTATATTTGATTGAGCAGTGTTTAAATGGTCTTTTGAGTCATGTTTCTTTTTTAATATTATAAAATCATCAGTGTCAATTTTGTTTGTGTCATTAGATGAAAAAGAAAGCCAAACGTGATCGTCTGATTCGTCTTGATAAAACCTATCCATAGCTAAATTGTAATACTCACTAGAATTATCTTTTACAAAAAGCTTGTAGTGAGTCGCCCAGCTAGGAGCTGTTGAATTTATTTTTGCAGAAATAGATGTAGCATTGTTAGCATCGCCAGGTTTTACTTCAACAACAGCGTTGTCACTTGAAAAAACTGGAGTTTGCCTACCATACTTATCTAATAAACTAGCACCCACTTGGTAAGTTCGTATAGATTTTGCAGATTTAACTGGCTTGTTGTCAGTTACAACGGTGGAAATTAAACCAGCGTCGATATTTATATCTTGCTCTATGTTGTATTGTTGCGTGTAGTTTCCGTATAAAAGTCTATTACCAGTTATTTCTTGTGCTTTTGCTTTCCTAGGCACGTTGTCATAAGGCCTTAAAAGTTGATTAGAGGGTAGTAAGCCTTGCAAAAGCTCTGTTGTAACCTCGTAACTAGTTAAAGTTTCAAGTTCTTGCTTTTTTAAGGTTTTTATAGTATATATATTAGTGTTGTTAGATTCTTTATATAATATGTCTAGCTCAATAACGTCATTTGGAATTTGTTGAAAGTCTTTTAAAACAATAGATCTAACGTCATTTTCCATGGTAACGTTGTAGCCAGAAATAGAATCATACTCGTACTCATTATCTATAGGTAAAAAAGCTACTTCTGTAAATGGAGATATTGCAGAATACTCATTATCCATATATTTCCATCTATACCCAAATCTAGGAAAAATATTTGTAAATAAAGAATCATCTTTTTCTCTTTTACAATCCCATCCGGTTGATGCGTCCGCAGGTGTTAAATTTGCTATTCCAGAGTCTATGCTTATTATTTCACAATTAAATACTTTTCTAAAACCGTTTGAACCTGTTCCACCATAATCTTGGTTTGACCCACCAGGACTTGTAGGTGCCGATATACCAGTAGCATCTTTATTTTCTTCGGTTAGTTTAACCCTTACAGAAACCTCATCTTCTTCGTTAGAACTGTTTTGCTGCAATGTTTTTGTTAATTTTATCACGTCTCCAACGTTGTAATCAACTTGTCCGTCAAAAATTAATTCTTGAATTTTAACTTCTCTTGGTCCTGATAAACATACAACAGAAACTTTTAATGTAGCTGCAGCTGTACTTTCTTTTTGAAGTTGTAAGTTTCCAGAAGTTCTACACTTAAATGTGTAATACAAGGTTCCGTTAGCACTTGTTCTAGGAGTTCTACTAGCACCAACATTGTCAGTTGTTAAGCCTACATAACCACTACCGCTATAGTTACTAACAACTATTTCAACTTTATAAATGTGACCAGCTATAAGACCAGGTATTATGTTACCAGTAGACGATATTGCACCACTACCACCAGTTGTTAAGGTAAACTCGTTGCTAGAACTTCCAGCTGCATAACCCGTTCCACCAACTGCACTTGAATCTATAATTATGTCACTACCAGTACCATCATTTAAAAGACCAGCGTCTCTTAAACCGTTAGTCCATTTAGCGCTAGTACCAACTGGTTTTATATTAACGTCACCACTAGAGTCTTTATAAGTCCAAAAAGAGTTGTTGTTATAAGCCTCGTGAAAGTTTACAAAAGTTATAGTATCGGCATTTGTCACCCCGTTAGCTATACCGTTAGCACAAGAAACCGTGTGAGCAGAGTAGTTTATTGCAGAAACTTTTTCATATCTATTATTTTGACTTGTAAAAAAATACCAGTCTGTTGTAATAGATTGCCAGTGCCTTTCATTTAAACCAGATGTGTCAATAGTTATCGTGTTTGCAAACTGGTTTGTTGTAGCGCCTATATCAAAAGTCAAGTCTTGATTGTAAACAACAACATCTCCAGAACCTCTAGTGTATATATTAGAAAGTTTGTCTAAACTACCATCTCCAAATTCACCTCCAACAAAAGAAGTATTTTGCGGTTGTTGTGAAAGCGAAGATGAATCTTCTCCTGTTCTTTTTGTTTTTGATAATTCTATACCTGGAGCTTCAAGAGGATATCTTTTTATTATAGTTAAGTGTTTTTCTAAAATATTACCGTCTTCAGTACCGTCTTCTTTTATAAACTTAGTTATTGTAGTCCAAATATTAGATGATGCAACGCCTGACTTACACCTTTCAATGTTAGCTTTTTTTGGTTCAGAATAATTATCTGTCCAATACAAAAAGCCGTCCATAACATTTATACCTGTTATTAAACGGCTTGAATCAAAATTTAAAAAAGCACCTGCAACACCTTCTTTTGCAGATATTAAAACAGGAAAACTTTTTTGAGTAACTGGATCGTATTGTATTATACCATCGTAAGTTGTTCCACAAACAAACCATATTATAGTTTGAGTTTCTTTATCTAAAACAGAACCAACACAAACACCACCAGCAATATTTGCAGAATCTTTTCTTGTATTTCCAAAAGAATTATGAACAGACCCAACGTTATCGGTTGTTGATGCCGCAACATCTATGTTCATTGCATCAATATATTGCCCATTTGGCACTAATCTCTCATCAAGGTCTTTATTCATTTTCCCTGATGTGAAAGTGTTTTTGATATCCGCCATTATCTAATGTTTTATTTGCTTAGACTTACCTCTAAGTATTTGACTTAATTCTTCTAATTTAATATTTGACAACCTTAATTTTGCTTTTCTTACAGCTGCAAATTTATCTTTTTGATACCTTCTAACGATATACTCTTGAACATTTGACCTTGTAGCCATTATAGCGTATGCTATACACTTGTACATTGCTTCTTCAGCTAATTTAGGAACTACCATTTCAGCATCAGTGCCAAGGCCGTCGCTTATGTAGTGTAGTATTAAAGTTTTTCCACCTAAACTTGACCCAAAATGTATTTTACCTGTTAATGGATCTATATACCAAGACCCATTTGCTTGGGCATATTGAGGGTCTATACCATATCTTTGACCTACGTTGTAATCGTAAGCAGCGTCGTCAAATTTATATCCTTCACTTGTGCTTGGGACAGCAGGGTCAGACTTAAAATTTTGCCAAGTGGTAGAGTCATTAGATGTAGTTAAATCGTCTCCAGTAAATTCATACACACCGTTAACATCTTGAGATATTTTTAACGGGTTTGAAGTTTTTCCAGTTGGGTATATTATTCTTTCCACACCTTTGCTATCAGACCATGTTATCTTAACGTAGTTGACGTAGTCTTGTGGTAATACCATTGTTAAAGAATCAGGAACTTTAATTTCTTGAGATTTTTGACTTTTAAACGTGTCGTAACTTAATTCTTGCATAGCTCTTTGAGCGTGAAAAGCTACGTCATTTCTTTGAATTTTGCTTATTAATTTATTTTCACCAACATACGCAACTATAAAATTGTTTATAATATCTTCAAGAGTGATAAATTGATAATCGCCAAACCTAGAAGGAGAAGCTGTGCTGTAATATTGTTTTTGTGTTTGTTTTAGTAACCCCATTTATTATGATTTTTCTTGTTGAATACTTCTGTTTTCTTCACTAGTAGCTATCTGATACATACTAGGGTCTTTTAAAGCAATACCTGCCAATGCTAATATTTTTATTACTAAGTTAGTTTCTTCTGAATCGTGTAGTTCAAAATCAGTTGATAAACCAGAATTATATAAAGCTGTAGAGTTTACAGAGGTGTAACCCCATGCCGCGTTAATAGGTCTTCTTATATAATTACATTTTATATCATCAGAAGCAAATGTTAAAGATACAGTACCACCTGATGTAGGCGCTGCACTAAGAACTAAAGTACCAGTACCATTACCATTGTCAACAATAGAATCAACAGTAGTATTAGCGTTAATGCTACCGTGAATTACTGTTTGGCCAGGTTCTATAAAGCTAAAGTTACCAGTAACGTTATTTATCGTAACGCTTGTGTTACCACCAACTAAAACACATTGTGGTTGTGTAAAATAAACAGCTGCAGATAACGATGGCGTGGCGCTATGAGGATATATTTTTATAGAATTAGAGCCCGTTCTTAAATATACGGGTCTTTGCACTGAAGGTGCTGCAAGTGGAGAGGCGTTGTAATATAATAACTCTTCTTCAGTTATTACTTGTATTTCAGCGGTTGTAGAGTTTGCAACACCAGTTAAAGGGTATCTTAATAAAGTTCCCAACCTATACATGTCAGCCGGTAAAGTTCCGTCTCCAAACTCATTAGTTATCGCAACTGCTTGATGTCTTTTTTTAAATATGCTTATTTTTTCTTCTAGCAACGTTATCATATCTGAATATGAAGTATCGTTGCCTGGCAGCCTGTCAAATTGATTTATATCGTAAAAATACTGTTCAAATATAGACATTTGAGCTTGGTTAGCAAATAAGTTAAACTCTTGAGGTGTTATATAACCTCTTTGTTCTTTATTAGCTATTGCTAACACTCTTTGATATACTGTATCAACGTTTACCGCCATAATTTCTTTTTAATTTGTAGTTTGCAATCGCCCCGTAGAGCGACTGCATCTACAAAGGTTTTTACTTTAATTGTTTTTCAATATTAGTGTAAATTTCCATACCTTCATCGGTTTTAAACCAAGCAGCTAATGCTGAGTATGGATGTTCATCAAACGGAACATTCATTAGTTTTCTCCCGTTAGTAGCCCAAGAAAAAGTTCTTTGATCTTGAGAAAGATTTATTATTCCCATTTCAGTAGCTTTAATACCAAAATTTCTAAGCTGAACATTGTCATCATTAACTAACTCTAAGAACAAAACAGGGTTTCTTTTAGCGTAAAGTAACGCGTCTCGTTTTATTTCCTTAGAACTCATCTCTGATACCTCAGAGCCTAGCTCTACACGCATAATAGCTTCTGCCATATCTATATCCATGTCTTTTGCTATCATTAACGCTTCAACTTCTAAATTTAACATTTCTAAGTCATCTTGAGCTTCTTGAACAGGGTTGAACTCGTAATAAATTCTATCTTTAGCTGGGTGATACAAAGAAAGTAGCTTTTGTAAAACCGTTTTTTGCTTTGGAACAGTTAATACACCATCATAAAAAGTTACGTGAGCTAATCTAGAATCTCCAACAAACTCGTCTACAAAAGGAGTTTTTTGGTTAGAAGTATATCTTAATTCTCTTTCATAACCTTTTTCTTCATCAAACCAATATATTGCACTGCAACCTAAAGTTAAGGTTACTGGCTCAGCACCATCTTTTAAAAGATAAGTTCTGTCTTTTATAACCCAGTCTTGCTCAGGTTTTGGTTTGTCAGATTTTGTTTTTTTAGGTTTTGGTGTTTCAACAACTGGTGTTTCAACAACAGGTACCTCTACCTTTTCAGTTTTTTGTTTTTTTGCCATAATATAATATAATAAAAGTTAATAAAAAAAGAGGGGCAAACAAGGGTTCACCCCTCTTAATAATGATAGTTAATAACTATTAAGTAGCCATTAACATAAAGTTCATCGCTCCTTGAGTAACTAAACATCTTTCAGATAAGTAGTTTACTTCCATAGCGTCAAGATCAGATGTTGTTGCTCCAACAGATCCAGTTAACCAAGTCTTCATTTTTCTGTTATCAGCTTGAGAAGCTCTATAACGTACATGTAAGAATGGTCTTCTAATGTTTCTACCTAATTGTTGGTCGTAAACATTTGAAGTACCTGCAGGAATAATAACCCCACTGATATCACTGATTGTTCCTCTTGTTGAAACATCGTTTAGGTATTTCCAGTCAGACTTATAGAAGTCATAAGAACCTCTTCTAAATCCAGTGAAACCTAAGTTTAATGCCATATCTTCTGAGTTGTTGAATAAACCAAATCCAGATCCAGCGTTTCCACCAACTGCAGCTAACATATCGTCAAACTTTAAAGAGTAATCTCTATTTAAGAAAAGCATGTTTTCTTCAATTGCTCCTTGAGCATCAAATTTCTTTAAAATCTCATCAAAAGTTAACAAGTCGTTTGAAGCTGTTCCAGTCATACCTGTAGTTAAAACATTACCTCTAGTTCTGATTGCTGCAAATAAACCTTCAGTACCAGCTCCACCAGCTCCAACAGTTCCAAGTTCAGCTAAACCGTCTAATTGTGTTCCAGAAACTAATTCACCTTCAATCATTGCCATTTCTAAGTAATCAGCAAATCTTGATCTTGTTTCAGCTTCTGCCTTAATGTACCACATGTAACCACTCTGTCCTTCTTCTCCAGATACTTCAACCCAACCGATTTGAGCTGTATCAGATCCATTGATCTCATACTTGTCTCTTAATATGATTGGCTTGTTAGTATGACTTTTGAATCCAGGAGTGATTGGATCACGGTCATAAGTTTTACCTTTCGCTAACTCAGTACCATACTTTAGTACTTGTAAGTGCGTTGACGCGTGAAAAGTACCAGTAAAATTTGCTTGAGTATAAGGAATAGCTGTAATTTTATTAGCAGTTGGAAGTGCTGTAACAAGACATTTTAATGTTGCTCCAATACCAAGTGCGTTACCACCATCTACACCATGAACCATAACTGTATCATTAACTTTAAACGGGTGAGCCGCTCCAAAGTCAATTACACACGTTGCTAGTACAGTTGCTGCTGTTGCTTTCTGCGTAAGGTGAAGTCTACCTTGCTCTGACCATACTACTTGATCAGACTCCATAGCTTCTTCAGCACCTACTTGCGCTAAAAATCCAGAAATCGTTCTGTTGCCGTATACCTCAGCTTCTTTGTCCATTAGCTCAGGTAAATATTGTTGTGCCCAGTTTGCACTATTTGTTCCAGCAGATGTGAAATCAATATAGTTACTTGCAAGGGCCGTTTTTGTTGGTGCCGGAGTTATTGTTGCCGCTCCGTTATACACCGGGACTACTGCTGCCATATTTTTATATTTATTTAGTTAATTATTTGTTTTTAAATTTTAACTTAGAATTTTTAGAAACAGTGTCTAATATTTTAAACTTAGGCCCACTCTGTAATTTGTTTTCACCATGAGTCTGCCTTGGGTTCATATTAACGTTTTTGGCTTTTGCAACGCTTTGTTTTAAAGCATCTGCCTTGCCTTGCTCGTAAAAGTGATTAGCAATAACATCGGGATTCATCGCTGTGAATAAAGATTTGTGATAACCTTTTGCATCTGACATTTCATTTTTTTCATTCAAGAACTTCTTGACAAAATTATTAATATCGCTTTGTGTTGTCTTAATCTCGTTAGGATTTTTCACGTTAAACCTATACTTTTTATCTCCGACGTTGTATTCAAAACCTTTGAATTTATCGTTAAAAACTTGTTGTGTTTTTAATTTAAAAGTGTTAGTTTGTTTTTCTGTTATTTTCTTTGTTTCCTCAGATTCTTTGTTGTATCTATTAAAGAAATCTACAGCTTTTTGTTGTTCAGAAGTTAATCTTGAACCAGCTTTAATCTCTTCATAGTATTTAGACTTTTGCCCGTCTAGGTGGCTTTTAGCGTTGGCAACTTGCTCTTTTAACGCTATTTTTTTTCTTTTAATCTCTCTTTCTTCGTCTTCATCTTCATCATATGAAAAAGACTCTTCAATTAAAAATTCAATTTCATCTCCTGTTAAGTGAGATTTTGTTTGTTTATAGTACTCTCTTAATACTGTCATGTCGTCATAACTAGAATAATCTTGGTTAAGACGAACGTAATCTTCTAATGTACCACCAGTTTCTTCCATAAAATCTACAACTTTTTGTAAATTTTCAGGTATTGCTTGACCAGTTTCTTGAGCTTGTTCTATAGCTTCAGTTACTTCTTCAGCTAATTCTTCTGTTTGCTCTTGAACTTCTTCTTCAGTAATTTCTTCTAATACTGGAGTTTCTTCTTGTGCTTGTTTTTCCGGTTGTACTTCTTCTTGTTTTTCTGTGGCATCGGCACTTTCATCGACTCCAGCCACTCCCTCGTTGTCAGGGTTGTTTTCTTCAACTTTTTCTGTGGTTTCATTTTTTTCTTCTTTTGGCTCTATTGGTTTTGACAAATCTATCTTGTAATCATCTTGTTGTTGACCTGATAGTTTTGGTTTTACTTTTAAATCAGCCGCGCTGTTATCAACAGCTGGCTGTTCCTGATTATTTTCTTCCATAATATAATATAATAATAATTAATAATTGTTATCTAGGGTCAAACGCACCTAAATCAAATCCGCCTCCTAATATATCATTACTTGCAGACTCAAAGTTTTTAGGTGGTTTTTCACTTTTTCTTTGATCTATAAGCTCGCTTTGCTGCGTAGCTTGTATTCTTGTTCTTTCGTCTTTACGATCTTCTTTTTCTTTTTCTTTAGATTTTTGACCTTCAACTTCCATATTCTTTAACTGCATGTTCATTTGGAACTCTAATTGCATTAGTTGTTTTTTGTATTCAACTTCTTGCGCTTGTTTTTGAGAATCTAATCCAGCTTTTAACTGTTCTAATTGCGCTTCGCTTTGTGCTAGCACTTGAGCTTTTTGAACCTCAAGCTGTGCAGAAGCTTGTTGAGCTTGCATATTAGCTTGTGACTGCGCTTGTATATTTTGCTGTTGAACAGCCTGGTCTCTTTGTTGCTTTTTAACTCTTCTTAATTTTAAAAGTTGATTAGCAAGTTTTATGTTTTTAATTTCCCTAATATCAATAGCATCTTCTAAATCTATACTTTGCTGAGCAATTGCCACTTGTATATTATTTTCTAGCATTTGTTTTTCTTCTTCGTCAGGCATTAATTCTATAAATATACCAAAGTCATACAAATGAAGATTTTGCATTTCGCTTAATGTAGCAACGTTGTGAGCGCCTATTTGCTGTATAAACGCGTCAGCTGTCGGTGAATATTCTAATATATCAGATATTCTTAAAGAAAGACATTCCGCCATGTTTTGTGTTAAATACAACCCAGCTTGTAATATATGTCTTGTTGCAGTATTACTATTTGCAGCTGCTAACTTTTGTACTCCAACCAAAGCATTTTTATCAGGTAAACTACCATCTCTAGCTTCGTTAAGACCAGTCACGTCTCTTATCATTTGCAAGTAGTAATTATATGTACCAATTAAACTTTGCATTTTAGCACCACCACTACCTGATTGTATTTCTTGAATAGGTACTTTGCCTGGGTTCATATCACCTTCAGAAGTAAATGATCTACCTATAACAGAACCTGTTTGGAAGAACATGTTTAAAGCTTCTTGTGGATTGTAGTTTGTTCCGTTACCTAAATCTATTTCAGCTAAACCATCAGCATCTAAATAAACACCATCTGGTACCATGCGAGACAATACTTGTTGTAGCTTTAAGTGAGTAAGCTGTATCATATCAGCATAACCTGTAATACGTTTTACTAAAGAAGAAACAACTCCTTTGTACATTCTAGGTGCCACAATGCTATAATTCATTTTAACTTTAGTGTAATCGCTTTTTGGCCTCATCATATTTTTAGCCATTTCCCACTTTAACAACTTGTTTGTTCCTAAAACTAAAGCTCCTTCGTAAAGCACTTCTACTGCCGTTGAAAGTTTTGAAAAGTTTTCGTTTTCTTGAGGGTTAAAAGAATCTGTTTTTTCTATTGCTTTTTCACCACCCGCAGCTGTAGATTTTAATTTGTAAACTTGATTCATATAAGTTTTGTAATTAAAATACAAAACCTGAACCTTGTTAGCATCTGTAGTGTTGTTGTAGTCCCAAGAATTGTCGTAGTTAGAATTGTTATAAGAAGGATCTTGAACAATATCTTCTAACTGTTCTTGAGTTAAATGAGGGAATTCTTTTATTAATTCGTTTACAGGTATACTTTTAATCTCTCCAACATAGTAAATATCTTGAAAATAAGGATCTTCAGTGTAAGAATAAACAAGATTTGCTGGGTCAACGTAATCTATAGTAACACCTTGTGATGTTGAGAAATTGTTTTTAACAGCTGCAATACCACAAACTGTTAAGTCGTAGTAAAATCTTTTTTTAATTAACTCGTATCTATTACCTTCCATTAAAACATTAATAGCTTGTTCTTCAGCTATTTCAACAGCTTGTTTATACGTTAGCTGCATATGTAAGTCTAACTCTTCTTTTGTTTCTGGTAATTCTTCTTTTTTGTTTGTGTACAAGTTAACACCAAAAGCTTCGGCAGCAAAATCGTTTAGGTCTTTAGACATCATATCAGCCTGCAAAGACTTCATGTACCTTGTTCTTTTTGCTACGCCATATGGATCTTGTGAGTATGCTTTTATATCATAAGTTCTTTCTGATATACCGTTAACTACAATATCAACAAACTTTGATATAATAGGTACTGGTTTCCAGTCTAAATTTAAATAAGACAAATCACCGTTTATAGATAACTCATCTTTATATTTTTGTATTGATTGTTCTCCTCTAGCGTATAATCTTAGTTTTTCGTAATTGTTCTTTGAAGAATTCCATCTGTTAGAAGTTCTAGAAGAAACAAACCACTCGTTTTCAATAGCTTTAGCTACTTTAAGTCCATATTCAGGACTCATTTTTTCCAAGTCGCTTACAACTTGGCTAGGAAAATAACTTCTTACAACTGCCTCTGCCATATTTATTTTATTATTTGTGAATTATATCCAGTATTTTTATATTTAGATATATTTATGTTTAGTTTTGGTTTTTGTACTGGTGCATTTGGCCGGTATAAGTTTTTATTATTAGCCATAATTGCTAATCCAGAACTTATAGAAGCATCATGCTTTGTTCTTTTGTTTATGTCAAATTTTGACCAGTCATTTAATAATTCGTTAAAATAACAACTACCAAATGTTCCGTCTTGTTTCATGCCCACGTGGTTTTGTATGTACATTTCTATTGCTGCCGCGTGAGCTTGTTTTATATCTTCGCTTGAGTTTGGTATACCACCTATTTCTTTTTCAGCTACAGACAATTTGTTCCATATTTTGTCAGGCCTGTTCATACTAAAACCTCTGTAACCACGCCTTCTTAAATAATACAATAGACGAGGTTTGTTATTCTCTGCGAGTAAAGGCATCCCGTAAAAAACTAAAGCCATTAGAACGTCTTCAAAGAACATCTCTGCGGTCTGAGGTCTTGCTAAATACTCTAAGAAAAAAGTATTGGCTGGCGCGTCTTCCATGCTAAACTTTGTTAAACCGTGTAAAGCGCCTTTAGAGCCTTGACCGTCTACAGTTCCTGATATATCATAACTATCACAACCAAAAGCGCCTATATGTTCGTTGCCAGGATATTTTATACCATTTTTAATTACAACTTTATTTTGCATGTGTTGAGGTGGGACCCAGCTTATTTTAAACCTACCTTTTGCGTCTGGATAAAAAATAACGTTTGAATCTTTTACACCGTTAATCCATTGAAAATTACCTGTTGAAATACCTAAACTTCTAGACATTTCTTCATTGTAATCTATTTGTTCATACAGCTTAACAAGATTAAAAATAGAATTTTTAGTTTCATCTCTAAACGCGTGCTCTGTAGTTCTTGGAAACTGGCGATAAAATTCATTTAAAGCGTCTTGATCATTTTTTAAACCATCAGCTTCATTTTGCCAGTTATCTATTACACCTATATCTATTAACTCTCCATGGGGGTCAAAGACGTCATCACTCGGAGTATTGAAGACTGGGCTTCCGTGCTCATCAATAAATCCTTCGTAGTTCCACTCCATTGGGATAAAAAGAGAATATAAACCAGACGCTGTTTGTCCATTTCTGTTTCGTTTAGTAACGTCGGATGCATTGTATAATTTTTTGAAGTTTTCCCCACCTTTGTCTAATGCGTTTGATGTTGAGCCCATCATACATTTACCTATAATCCTACTACCTAATCGTAAACATGTTTTTGTAACTCTCCAGTTATTTAAAATATTATCGGGTCTTTCCCATTTACCACTTTCATCGTGTACTAACAGCTGAAGCTTTTCTCCATCATAACTGTTGTCACCTGTATTTTTCCAATCAATAGTAGTATCAAGTCCAACCAAGTCTTCCTGCTGTTCATTTGCAGTAATCTTTTTACGCGTGAACTTACTTGCAGGAACCCTATAAGCAAGCTCAGACTTAGGTCTATCCATACCATCTTGAATCGGTTTAAAAAAGAACGGGTAGTTAATTGATATTGGAACCACCTTGTCTGTAAACATTTTTTTAGCATCTGCACCTGTTTTAGAAAGTATACCAAATCTACTATCACTTGCTAATGTAGCTTGGTTAACTGTTTCTGCTGAAGACATGAAAGAAAATCCAGACCTACGATTTTTAAGGTAGCACATCCCGTAACATCTTTTGTCGGCTTTACAAGCTTCCCAGAATATATAGAATAGTCTATTGGCCTCTCTAAAATCAGGTGCACCTACATCTATTTTACTCCATTGCAAGTACATATAATGCGTACCTGTTATGTATGTTGGTGTACCGTTGTTATTAAACCAGAAACCTTCCTCTCTTCTTTTAAACTCCTCGTCTATATAATCATACCACTGCGCTTTCTTTTCTTCAGGGTATGCTCTCCAGTCAAATATATTTTTAAGTCTTGCTAGTTCTTTTGGATATTCAAATTGTTGCCACTTCTTTACTTCGTTGCTATACACACGCACTGGTCGCATTGGCAGAGCAATTTGCAAACCTTGCATCTCAATGATTTCACCAATCTTCCCAGTTTTTGATATAACGACAATATCATGTTCTTTATTATATCCATATTTCCATTTGTTTTTTTTATTAAGCCTTTTAATTGTATTGATTTTAACTGGCTCAACTATTTTAAATAAGTTTTGCTCGTACATTACTTTGATCTACCTTCTGCAAATCCTTTAAACACTTGTTTCTTTTCTTCAACCTCTTTACCTTCTAACAAGTTTTCTTCTTCTTGGATTCTATTTAATATTTCAAACGCATCGAATATCGCTAGCTTTTTTGTAGCTGCAGCATTTTTTAATCTATCAGCTGATATATCATCATCACTATCTACAATATCTTCTTTAGCTACTTTAATTAACTCTTCAACAGCTCTATGCCCAGCTTGGATTATATTCTTTTTCGTTTCCTTGATATTCATATTTAATTGTAATAAATTGTGTCATGACCCTGTACATTCTTTGCCCGTCTAAAACAAACTCATATTCATCAAAAGGACTAAAACCTACTAAGTCTCCTTCTTTTAAACCAAAAGATTTTGCTTTTGTGTCAGCGTGTTTTAAAATTCCTTTTAACGGTTGTTCTTTGCTAACGTTAAACTTGTCTTGAGAGAATATTGGTTTTACAAAACAATAACCATCAACAGCTATATACTTTCCGTTTCTTTTTATAAGAAACACTTGGTCTTTTGAAACAAAATAATTTTCCTCATTAAAATAACCGTAACTATTTTTTTCTTCCCCTCTCACGTTGTGCCACCTTCTAAAAAGATTGTGGTGAACAACAACAATATCACCAACCTTTACATTTGTCTTACCTATTATAGGCAGGCTTTTAACAACAGCCTCTCTACTAGTAAACTCATGGTTGTAAATGTTTGTGTTTATTAAAAGCTCTTTGCCATTAATAATTTTTTTATTGTTATACCTAGAGTTTAAAGGTTTAACAACAAAATCATAAACACTTTTCATTAATATTGCAAGTTATACTCTATAGCAATAGCCATGTTTTTGTTAAAGTCTTTCCATGGTAAAATATTGCCACCTTTTTTTATATATATAGAATAGCCTTCAGCAGTTTCTAATATATCAGAGATTACATGTCCTCCGTAGACCTCTTGGCCCACGGAGTAATGCATTGCTTCGTTTTTATAGTCTTTACCTATACTAATCTTCCTTATCAGCTTGCTCATCTTCTGGATATTGTATAGTACCGTCTTCAATACTAATGTTTACAGTTCCGTAATCTTTTTCAAGCTCGTCCTGTATTTCTTTTAAAACATCTTGCATTTTTACAGTTTCGTGATTTAACATATGTTTTTGAGTTTCAAGTCTACCTATTTCTAGTTGAACCCTGTTAATATCACTAACAGCCTTTTGTACTTTTTCAAGTTGTGAAGGGGTTATTTTTTCTGGTTTTGGATTTAAATCCACTATGTTATCTTTTTCTGTCATTTTATTTAATTTAATTGTTATTTATTAATATTATTACACGTTTACTCGATAGTCTAAATCTCAGAGTTGTCTGTCCATTCTGATCCTCTTACTATTGCTAGTATTTCCTCGTGAGTATATTGGTCTAATCCTTCTAAAAAAGAAGGAGCTTCGCCGTAAAACTTAGCAATAAACTTTGTTCCATCTAAAGAACGTCTAACAGTTGCTGCAGAGTTTTCTACTATTTGAGAGAAATCAACTACTGGGTTTCCTTCCTCGTCAACCTCTTCTAATAAACTTGTAGGTGGTGTTGTATATATCATTTGTTTTTATTTTTAATTTTATAAATTTCTAGGTACGTCCTTTTGTATTACACCTCCTTGGGTAGTACCGTAATTATTTTCTTTGAATAAATCTATTGTTACAGGTATACCTTTTGTTGGTGCATACGTTTCTGCTTGTGTTTGTTCTTCTAACTGTGCACCCCAAACATCAAAAGTAGTAGCAGTAGCACCACTATCATCTAAAGTTATTGCTAAACTCCCTGATGTGCTATTAAAAGTATGTGTATGACTGTACCTTACCCAATCAGAAGTTAGTGTTATTATTGTACTACCTGCATTATCTACGTTGTTACTTAATTGTAATCGTAAAGTACCACTACCTTTAAGATAAACTGACAAAGTAAATGTTTTAGATGCAGGGTCTGAACCCTGTGTAAATCTCAAATCATTACTACCTGAACCTGTTAATCCTGTAATTCTAGTTGCATTTGTAGTACCTATTGGACTTGTTAAATTTGTAGCACTTATTGTAGTTGTTCCTGTTTTTGTCCAATCACTAAAATCTTCACTATAATCTACTAAATTAGTAGTAGATGATTTTCTTACTGCTGCTATACCATCTGACTTTATGTATGCAGTAGCTTGTGATTGTTGTTCTATTTGTGCACCCCAAATATAAATACCACTTGTACCATCTCCTGTGCTTACGTGGTTACCATCACTAGAAACTCCAATTTGCACTAAGGCATCAGTTCTA